ATCCTGATAGGTTGGACGCTTCTCTGGGTCAAAATGAATTAACGCTGCAGATAAAACCACAGCGTTAGATTCAACACCCAATGTCTCCACATCGAACATGAACATTAATAGTCCCTCTTATATCCAACCTCAGTCACAAAGGTATGAATCTTCTGTTCATCAGACCATGACGAACAGTAATCATTTTCTTTGTCACACATTGCGATAACTTCTTCCTTTGTAATTTCTCGAGTGCTGAGAATAGACTCGCCAATCCAAAGTTGAGAAAACTCTCGCATCTCTTCAGAGGTAACTGTGTCAGCTGCCCATGTGTCAGCACTGCAAGGATACTCACGTTCGTTATGATCATCAGGTACTTCGATAACATAACGCATGCGGTATTGGGAAATAGTATCAACCAAAACAAATTTACTCATCGCCGAACCTTTCTTTCATTTTTGCTTGCGCTTCAGCTTCATGTGTATCACACAAAGTACGAATCCATCCACCACTACGACGTTCTCCAATGGAGCCACATTCTTCACATGTCACACCACTCATGCTTTCTGCTAGAGTAACCATACCACTAATATATTCATCACCACCAGAGTAGTAGAAACGTAGGCAACCAAACTTTTCTTTGATCTGATCAATGGTAACTTGTGGTACAACAACTTCGGATTTGTTTGTCCAATCGATATGGTTTTGAATGTTTGCACAAAGTTTATCTAGAATGTAGAACCATCCAGAACCACATGCAATACCACCATACTTTCCAACAAACATCTTTGAATATACCTTTGGAAAGTAATCTTGCATTTCTTCACTAGTCATATTCATCCCCATGTTCTGTGTGCTTCGGCAATGTGTTCCATACCATCATATTCTTCAACGACATAATCAACATCATCTGGAATTTCAACAACTGCTAACTCAGCATAACTACCATTAGCTTTATCTCCCAGTTCTTCAACTGCTTGAACCAAAGCTGGATCATGTCGTTCGATCTCTCGATCATAAACAGTTTGTTCAGAATGCATCTTATTGTAAGCCTGACGATCTTCCATAGACATAGAGTAGAATGCTTCACCTTCTTTACTTTCAACACGAACTTCTGGCTTAACTGTCCAGTAAGTCCAGAACCCCCAGTGGTCTTTATTCTGTTCTGGATAAACTTTGATACCTTTGATTTCAAAGTATCGCATTACTGCCAAATGGCTTAGACTGAACCCACCATAACAACGATTGATTACTACTTTCATGACACGACCTTTCTAACTTTTAAAAATTTATGAATCAACTTGTCCTTGATCATATCAGGGATAGTTAAGTATGGAAACTCTAATATGTAGGGGCATGCCTTTGTATGTCCCCATGAACTTGTCCTTAAGAATTTTGCATAGATGTCAATATCCTTTTGGTCGTTTACGTTAAATAGACGCTTCGGTTGAATCATCTGCTCAAGTATCATTTAATATCCTTACTGTTATCAGCTATGTCTTTATCATCACGAATCTCAATGAAGATGGGAAGGAACAAAGACTCATCACCCAATTTGTTCTTTATACGACTATTATACTTGATTGCCACAATTCGGTCAACTAAATTTTCATTGATCAAATTCTTGCGTTGCAGATCGTTGAGACCAGAACCTACTGATACCTTTACAACTCCATCTGCTGATTCGCAAAGTAGATTGCCAAGCATACCTACATACTTACCTTTACCTTCTTCAATACCAACGATCTTAAGATCGCATTCAAGTTCTCCTTTGAATTTGATCTGAGACTTGCTTCGTTTATCTTCCCATTCACCAGAACCATCTTTGAGAATGATGCCCTCATAACCTTCAGCCAGATATTCTTGGAAGATACCTTGCGCTTGTTCTAAGGTTTCAACGATTGACGAAGTGACAGCCCAAATCTTTTTATCTTCCGATTTCTGTTTGCTGGTAATTTGAACCAACGTATTGAATCGCTTTGAATATGGAACTGGACAATGTCCATCAGTGAAGTAAGCAAAGGGAATCATATCCCATACACTTGCACGAACCAAGGCAGCTTCTTCAACACTGATAGTTCCCTTGTTGGCTTTGTTGAGAATGCCATTACCAGTTTGACGATCAGCGAATTGATGATCACCTTCAAACATTACAAGCAACTCTCCATCAAATACGCAGTCAACATCACCAGCAAGTGCAGCGAATTCTGCTTCCAGATTACCAAGAAGGTTTAGTTCTTTACCATTTCGACTACGGAATTCTACCTTACCACTTCTGACGATAGCGTTGAAGCGCATCCCGTCCATTTTCATTTGGGCGTATGCTGGGTACTTTATTTTGTCCACGAGTTTCTGTTCGTACCCGCTGCATAACATTACTGGATACTCTCTGATCAAGCCACCCCACACTGCGTTTGCAGTTGATACTTGGACGCCACATTTCAAATCCTTCTGAATGATACGCTCGATGACCTTAGCATCGTCTTCGGTTGTGTTGCTAAGAATAGCGGTCAGGTGTTCAATGGCAGCATTGCCAGTCACATGACGCTCAGAAAGATCAAACAAAAGATCCATGGCTTCTTCCAAACGAATCGTATGTTCAGGAAGTCCTCTGGTATACTTTGGGATCTTGCGTTGATAGAATTGTGTAAAAGGATCGAGAGCTAACCGCACTACATTGCGCAGAGTTTCGTTATTGCTGTTTGCATTCAATTGTTCAATTTTGAAATTGCGTGATGCGTTGGCAGCTAGACTCTCGAGAAAAATGTTGATGTTCATTTGTGTTTCAATTCCTTAAATGTACGGTATCTCATGTCAAACCTAATTGGCTTGATAAACTTCTTTATCTGTTTTGTGTCCACGTTATAGAAAGCAACCATCTTTGACTTGTCGTCAGTGAGATAGTAGATGTGGTTGGATACATTTCCAACCCAATCCTTAGTGGTCTCTTGGAAGGCTCTCATGCTGCTTTCCGAAAGTAGCCGTAGCGGAGACCCAACAGAAAGCACAAGTACTCATCGTCACCATCGCTTCCTTCTGCTTCGTGGATCCACTTGAGTGCAGCTTCACGGGAAACTGCGCCAGCAGCGATCAAAGAATCGATCTGCGCTTCGAATCGTTTGGCTGCTTCGCCTTCAGCGATCTTGCGCTGTTCTTCCTCACGTTGAATCACTTCAGCCAGCTGTTCAAACACGTTGAGGAATTCGGCTTCGGTCCAGGTACTGGTGTCGATGCCACGAGGACGCATACCATACGCATCCTTGTACATGTCCCAGTACTGGCACTGCATCTGTTCCAACACAGACATCTCTTCCCACGATTTGAATTCAGACATAACGATCTCCTGATTAAGCCAAGGTAAAGGTAGACTTGCGGGGAGCACCAGCTGGAAAACCAGAGGTACCAACCACATAGCCACGAGAGGACTTACCACGCATCTTTTGCGTAGGTGCTTTGCGGGACTTCACAACTTCAATGGAGCCACCTTTCTTCAGGAATTTGGCAACTTGCTTTTCGGTCTCGGCACGCAACTCAGCTTTGGACTTAAACACAACAGACATTTTTAGCTCCTTTTCAATCATCATAAGATAATTATACGTCTTTTCTGAATTAAAGGCAAGCGATATCTGCTAATCCCCTACGAATCTGAGGGGAATCCTCCCGACTAGGGATCACGTAAGTTGTTGATATATAAGGGGATTTTTCTAGCCCGAGAGGGGCTAAAACGTCCTAGGGGACGCTGGGCTAGCAAGGGTGGGTAAACCCCTGCTGGGGGTGCTAAAACGTCCCTACGGACTTCCTAGAGGGTCTTACGTAGCGATCTGGAGCCCACTCAGGGCACTGGCTGGGACGACCTCGATACCCGAGCCAAAGATTCGGTTGTACTGGCTGGCCAGTTCCTCATCGGCTTCGGCTTCGGAAGCGATCGCCGTTAGGTGAAGATGGACGTTTCCTTTGGCGTAGACCATGTAGGGAGCAAGTCCCACGCTCATGCCTTTGACACCTTGTTGAATCATAATCGTTGCTGGATTCTCAAGCGCATAACCACCACCAATGTCACTCACTTTGCTGATGAGTTCCTCACCAGAAATCAATTTAAATACTTTAATCACGTCAAGTCCTTTGCTAAAAATTCAATGTAGTCTGCTGCTTCGTTGTGCTCATGAAAGTGTTTTATGTGGAAGTTATCCAGTTCAAAGTAGTGTTGAGCAATGACAAGAACTTCTCTGTTTTTGTATACTGATATCTTCATGATCCAATCCCCACGTCGTATGGTTACGAACGAGATAAGGTTGGGTGACAATTTTGCTTTCATACAAGTATTTAGGGGAACCCGAAAGTCCCCTAAAGTTGTATGATTACACTAGACTTCGCATTCGAATTTTCGCATAGAACTCACGCTCAAGTGCTTCTACCTGAGTAGCGTTCTGTGGGTTGTTCGAAATGATATACTGTTCAAGTGTCTGATTTCTGTCTTTGAATATGGCAGAGAACAGATGTTTAAAGGCGATTAGCAACTTCATCATAAGTTTCCTCATTCAAAGTTTGCTTCTGTCCTCTAGTCTTCACAGCAATTTTCTTTGGCTTCTGTGTTTCAGGAATCATACGCTCAAGTGCGATCTTCAACATACCATTAAAGTACTCTGCGTCTTTAACTTCGATGTGGTCATCGATAGCAAAGGCACGAGTGAATGCACGATTAGCGATTCCTTTGAACAGATAACCCAACGAGTCATCAGTCTCTTGTTTCACATTACCACGAACTATCAACTTGCCACCATCAATCTCAATGTCGATTTCGTTTTGAGCGAAACCAGCAACAGCGATCTCAATCGTGTAGTGATTCTCCGAATTCTTTCGAATGTTATATGGAGGATAGTTGGGTATGTTTTTCGTTAGATCAGCATGCAAAGTTTGTAGTTGCTTTGCAGTGTCTTCGAAACCGACAAAGAATTTGTCGAAGTCCTTGAATCCTGGACCAAAGAATCCTAGATTGTTTCCCATGGTAATCTCCTTATTGTTTAGCAAATGCTTTTTTAGCATCGAATGTGTACGCTGAAAGTCCAAGAGACGTATAAAAGTCTACATGTGCTTTAGCGACGATCTTTGCAAAAGAAGATTGTGCTTCAATAAATTGATTGAGTGGCTTTTTTAGTTCTTCGTTTTTGACGCAGGTCTCAACGAATTTAGATTTGATTCCTTGGAAAGAATCGATGGCTGTGTTAATGTTATTCAACATTGTTTTGCTCCTATTAAGCGAGTTAAAATAACCCTCAAGCAATTCCCCGAAGGCGAATTGATGAGAGCCGTAAAATGCTGGTTACGAGATCCAGCGATACCGTGCGTCGTATCCGCTTTATTACGCTTCGTTTCTTAGCGGTCCTAAGGTGAAGCCAATTACGTTCCCATCCCTGGGATAATTCTATTTATGCTGCTGGGGTTGCTGCTTTTGCAGCTTCCATTTGTTTGGCGATCTCTTCTGCTTGGGGATCTCCCTGAGATTTAATCTTGCCAATCAAAGAAACTACTTCTTCAAAAGGATGCTTACCCAACACACGCAAAACTGTGTTTACTTCTTCAATGCTCAGATCAAGTTTGATCATAGTTAAATTCCTCATGTAAAATTATTTAGTTTTCTTACCAATGTTATATTTAGGAACAAGTTCCCAATCCTCTTTCTCTTTATAAGAAACAACCTTAATTTGAGAAAGAGATGCCTTCGGATCTGCCTTGGCAGGAGTTATAATATTTAGTAACTCCCAATCCTGCAGTAGACCCGCTATAGCATTCCTACGTTCAATATCGCCTGATGTGATATTGGATTCTTTGCCATCAAGTGCAAAGAGTTCTTTAAAATGTACGATGAAGTATCTACCCTGCTTGTGTAAGATGTGGCAGGATTGAAATAGTTTTTGTTCTTTTCTGGAAGCGATGCCGATGCGAGTAAGTGTCTCGCGAACCTTCAAGAAGTTGTCTGGTTCGGGTAGTGTCACTTCAAGCATGGAATCTGGCGTCCAGTCGTAATAAATCATTTCAACAGTCATTATTTTCCACCTTTTTGTAATTTTTGTTCAATTATGCTCAATTGCTCTTCAGAAAGGACGCTCAATGCCTCTTTCGCCTTCTCAAAAGAATAGCCGTAGTATTCCTTAATGAGTTGAAGAGATTTAGTCTCGGCATCTTTCTTCGCCCATTTACTAAACCTTTTCTTCTTAGGTATAGTATTTAGGAAATAGTGAAATTGCCAAGACTTCGGAATCGCTGGGTAACGATTCATCTCGTTAGCATAAAGAACAGTGTCATGGAAATATGACAAACCCCTGTTCACCATGAAGGCAGAATAGTCTTTCTCTGCCTGTGGATCTTCAAAAAGATTCTTCTTGTTGTCGTTGATTGCATTCAGAAAATCGAATGGGCTCATTTGAAACCTACTTCTCGCAAGTTGTTTGTGTTTGCCGCAAACTTCTTGCCTGGATATCGCTTCATCAGATTTTCTTCTAACTCTCTTCGAGTTTTACCCTGAGCCATGAACACGCCACCATCTTGCTGGTATACGTAAAATTTATCGTCATGGTATTCAATGTTAATGGGAATCATGTTCTCCATTTCTTCTTCGAAATGTTCTTGAGCATGAACCTCAAGCTGACTCATTATCTTATGCATTTGATGCATAGCAAGCCACTCTCTAGCAAACCACCCGAAAGCAAATGCAATAATTATTAGTAGAAGTTCTTCCATGGCCAGTCCTCATTTGAATTTGCAGTTGGCCATAACTTCGGTCAACGCTGCCATAGTATTTAGTTCATGATCAGCAACGAATGCTGCCTTGTACTGATACTCTGCCAGTGTAATGACCAGTTGAGGAATGCTTTGTGGTTCAAGAAGAGTGCTGGCGTTGTCGTAAAGTTCTCGGAACAATGCAACAGAATCCATGTCTGAGTTCTTACCAACCCACTTACGGACTTCAGTGAAGTTCATCTCACGCAGATTCTTCATGAGTTCTTTGTATGACTCTTCACCAACATTGACTAGAATGCCAGTGTCAATCTTACCAGAAACAGAGTATCGTTGAAGTTCATTCAGAACCCTACGGTAATCTGGGAAGTGTTTCGCAATTACCTCGGCAACTACCTTCTGATCAAATTCAATGTTCTCATGTTTAAGAATCTGGACTGCACGCTTGAAGAATGCAGCCATCGTTTCTTGTTTGTCTTTGTTATCGATCTTGAAGTCAACTACTGCACAACGTGAGTGCAATGGCTCAATGATACGATTCTTGTAGTTACAAGTAAAGATGAAGCGACAGTTGGCAGAGAATTCTTCAATGAATGCTCGCAACGCTGGCTGGGTTGAGTTTGGATTTAGGTAATCTGCTTCGTCAAGGATTACTACTTTCTTGGCATCAGTCAGTGAAACAGATGACGCAAAAGATTTAATCTTGGTGCGCAGAACATCGATACCAGATTCTTCTGAACCATTAATGAACAGAAACTCTGCACCGATCTCGTTACATAGTGCTTTGGCTACTGTGGTTTTACCAACACCAGCAGTACCGCAGAATAGGAAAGTGGGAAGTTCTCCCTGAGCGATGTACTCATGGAAAGTTTTCTTGAGTGACTCAGGAAGAACACATTCATCAATCTTCTGTGGGCGATACTTCTCTACCCACAAGAACATTTCGTCTCGGCTATTGATCATGACAACTCCATAATATAAAAAAGGATAGAGGGAATTTCACCCTCTCAAGTTTAGAAGCTGAATACTGAGTCTGCTTCTACTGCGACGTAGTAAACTAATTCGCTTGAGGTTGCTTTGAATCGAGAGATCTTCTTGCTAGAAATGCTAACGAGGTAATCACCTGGAAGCATCTTTAAGTTTTCTACTTTCAAATTCACTTTGAATTCTTTGTCAGTAGAACCTACCTGAGCATTGTAAGTATTGCCAGTGGCATTCTTCTTGTCGCCAACTTGGATAACCATCTTGCTGCCATCACCAACGATCTGTAGGTCAGTTGCACGCAAGACTGAAGAAGTCTTTTGAATCATATTGAGCATGGTAGATGTCAATGTGAATTCAATTTCTGCTTCTGGGAACACGATTGCTTTCTGAGGAACAACTAGGTTACCAATCTCAGCAGCGAAATACTTAATACTTGCGCCACCTTCTTTAATTGTTACATACTTGTCACTGAAGTCTAACTCAGGATCATTGAACAAACTCATGGCACCCAAGAACTCATTGAGGTCATAGATTCCAAAGTCTGCAGGAAATGTTTCAGCCACGACTGTATCGGACATTACATTCTTCTGGGTTGAGATTGTGGCAAGTTTGTTGCCTTGCTTCAATAGAAGGTTGCTGTTAATACCAGCAAAGTTCTTGAAGAGTCCTACCGTATCTTTACTTAATTTCATTTTGTTTCCTTTTCAAAAATGTACATTACTATGTATAAACATTATACCCAGAGTTGAGGTATAAGTCAAATTTATTTGTTGGTTTGCACAGTTGGCGTAACAACACCATTGATCACCAGCGTCTGTCCTTTGAAGTTTGCAATAGCATTCGGTAGTGCTCGCATAGCATCTGCTTGCGCTTCAGCTGTCAGCAATGGAATAGCCATAGGGTTGGCTTGCATGGACTCATTACGCTTACGAGCAGTTGCAACCTTAACTTCTTCAGTCTTGAATTCGTTCTTGGCTTTAACCAATTCATTAGCAGAAGCAACAACAGAATCAGCAGGAACGATGTTACGAATCAACACTTGACTGATTACGATAGTACCATCCATCTTTTCATCAGCAAGGGTGCGGATAACCTGTTCTTTGATTTCGGTTTCCATTGCTTGACGAGCATCGCCCATTTCCAATGCTTCATACTTACGTGCTGACTTGTAGATAGCGTTACGTGTGGCATTGAACACATAGTTATACATCAAGTAAACATCGCCATCATGCATAGCATGGAAGCTACGATTCTTGCTGTTGTAAATCTCAGCTACTTGTGCTTGATTGATATTGTAGGTAATCATAGCATCAAAGTCTTTCATTGTGCTATTGTCCTTGGCCAGTGGGGTCATGTCCTCAACTTTGACAGTGATCTCTTTGGTTGGGAATGTAATAACACTACCAATCAATGTCTGATTAAAAGAACCAGGAAGCAATTCCTCAGTCTTCACTTGTTTGTCAAAGCCAACACGTAAACCAACCTCACCAGTTTCAATACGAGTACAACCAGTAACCACAGCCAACGCTGCAACGATAGCGGTAACTTTCAAAACACTTTTCATATCAAATCCTTAAAATAAAACAACAATAGCAATCATAACACCGACTGCGAATAGAGAACATACAAAACTAAAAAGAAGTGTCTTAGTCAAATCCCATTTCTCTGCACCTTTTAGTTTTCTAAATGCTGGGATTCCAAAGTAGAATGCAGCAAACAGAACAGCAAATACTAACCAAAGGCGAATCATTTTAAATCCTTTGAATACTTCACATCATGCTCATATAGAAACATCAGGCAACACATTGCATGCGCCAAGTGGTTCTTACCAGTCTCGGGATCGTTTTGCTCTCCCTCTTTCCATGCCCATAGATGTCTTTGCATTGCGTCAAAGTATCTGCGTTTTGAGTCAGGGACATGCTTCCAATTATCTGGTTCGTATTTCTCCGCACCAAATGTTAGGATCTCCACTGTCGCTTTTAATGCGAGTGGTGGTAGTAAACCATATTGAAGTTTACCACCATCAAATTTTCTGCCACCAGTTGTAGCATTTTGAGATGCTTTGATAGCATCAATTTTTGCTTTTGTATCAGTTGCCATCAAATCTCCATAATGAAAAGTGGGTCTGGATACCCGAGGAGAGTTCCAGACCCAATCACTTTAGCGTTTACGTTGTGCAGTAAAAGCAGATGCACCGTAGATTGCGTTTATAACACGAACCATACGCTTGCTTGGCTT